ATGGAGATCACCCAAGGTTGTTGATACCGTTTAGAAATGAAAAAGGAGAAGTGTTTGCATATCAAGGTAGATCATTTGGGAAAGAGAAACCCAAGTATATAACTATTAGACTTGATAATAATACAACTAAAATTTTTGGTTTAGATAGGGTTGATAATAGTAAACAAATATATGCAGTAGAAGGCCCACTTGATAGTTTATTTTTGGATAATTGTGTTGCAGTAGGTGGAGCAGATTTATCCAAATTGAAGAATGATATAATAATAATTTTTGACAATGAACCAAGAAATAGAGAAATTTGTAAGCAGATGAATTCTTCTATTAGATTTGATAAAAAAGTTGTAATTTGGCCAGATAGTATGAAACATAAAGATATTAACGATATGATTATGTCAGGGTATACGAAAGAACAGATACAAGAAATTATAAATGATAATATATTTTCTGGTGCAGCTGCGAGGTTGAGATTTATAGAATGGAAGAAAATAGATGAAGGAAGTATGGGAAGAACAGTATAAAGAAAATTCTGCACCTTGGAATTATGATAAGTTTGATAAAGATTTATTAGATTTCTTTAAACGTAAATATTATGATTCTAAGATGCTCTTGTTTCGTAAACAACAATTAAAAAGATTTTCAGTTATAGATTTGGGTTGTGGAAATGGTTCTCAAGCATATCAGATAGAAAATCATCCACCTAGCGCAGAAAGTATTTTTGATGTAACTGCAACAGATATTGTTAATTGTTTAGAATATAATATCAAGAATTTTATTATAGATGATGCATTGGATTCTAAACTGAATGAAAAATATGACATTATTTTAGATAGGGGATTAATTCACAATTTATTTCATTTAAAGAACAAAAGACACAAATATTTTGAAATGATAGGTAATATAACTCATGATAAAAGTTGTATTCTTTTAAAAGTTTTGAGTCCATATGAAGCTAGGTTTAATCCAACAACTCATTCTGGGCCTTATCGTTTTAATGAAAAACAATTATTGGAGTTTTTTACAAGGTTTGATTTTTCCTGTATTGAACTCAAGGATACATTTTTTTATAGTAATATACAACCTTATCTAAGAGGGTATTTTAGTATTTACAGAAAGGAAACATAAATGGCCAACAACTATTTTCCCACATCTTATCAAGAATTTATTCACCTATCTCGTTATTCTCGTTGGTTGCCGGATAAAGAACGAAGAGAAACGTGGGACGAAACAGTTGCTCGTTATTTTGATTTTTTTACAGAACATCTTAAAGACCTTCACAATTTTAAGTTAACAAAGAAACTTAGGGATGAATTAGAAGAAGCAGTTCTATCCTTAAAAATTATGCCTTCTATGCGTTGTATGATGACAGCTGGAGAAGCACTTAAACGTGAGAATATTGCAGGATATAATTGTTCCTATATTGCTATTGATCGTCCACAAGCATTTGATGAAGTTTTGTATGTATTGATGAATGGTACAGGTGTTGGATTTAGTGTTGAACGTCAATTTGTTTCTAAACTTCCAACTATTGCTGAAGAATTTTATCCTTCAGATACAGTGATTGTTGTTGCTGATAGTAAACTTGGTTGGGCAAAGGCATTTAAGGAATTACTTGGTATGTTGTATATTGGTCAAATACCACGTTGGAATACAGCAAAAGTTCGTCCAGCTGGTTCTCCATTGAAAACTTTTGGTGGTCGTGCATCAGGCCCAGAACCTTTAGAATCTTTGTTCAATTTTTCAGTTAATATATTTAAAAATGCATCAGGACGTAAATTGTCTTCTGTAGAATGTCATGATATTGTTTGTAAGATTGCAGAGATTGTTGTAGTTGGTGGTGTTCGTAGGTCTGCTTTATTATCTCTTTCTAATCTATCTGATGATCGTATGAGAGCTGCAAAGTCTGGTCAATGGTGGACTACTGAACCTCAACGTGCTCTTGCAAACAATTCTGCATGTTATACAGAGAAACCAGATATTGGTGTATTTATGGATGAGTGGAAAGCACTTTATGAATCCAAGTCTGGTGAACGTGGTATTTTTAATCGTGAAAGTGCTATTAAAATATCAGAACAAAGTGGTAGACGTAATATTACAGATTATGATTTTGGTACGAATCCTTGTTCTGAAATAATTTTGCGTAATCGTGAGTTCTGTAATCTATCAGAAGTTGTAGTTCGTTCAACTGATACAAGGGATACACTTTTAAATAAAGTAAGACTTGCAACGATTCTTGGTACATTTCAAGCAACACTTGTTAACTTTAAATATGTATCTGCATTGTGGAAAAAGAATTGTGAGGAAGAACGGTTACTTGGTGTTTCTCTTACAGGTATTATGGATTGTAAAGTAACAAATGGTAAAGGTTCAATAACAGGGCTTCCTTGTGTTTTACAAGATTTGAGAAATGAAGCAATTAGAACTAATGCAGAGTTCGCAAAGAAGATAGGAATTAATCAAAGTGTTGCTGTAACGTGTGTTAAACCTTCTGGAACGGTTTCTCAGTTGGTTGATGCTGCATCTGGTATTCATGCTCGTCATAATCCTTATTATATTCGTACTGTTAGGGGTGATAAGAAAGACCCACTTACAAAAATGATGACTGAGGTTGGTTTTCCTGTAGAGGATGACCAGACGAATCCAAGTCATACTTCTATATTTTCTTTTCCTATGAAGGTAGACGATTCAGCAATATTTCGTACAGATTTAACTGCGGTTGAACAATTAGAACTATGGCTAGTTTATCAAAAATATTGGTGTGAACATAAACCTTCCATTACCGTTTCTGTAAAGGAGAAAGAGTGGTTAGAAGTTGGAGCATGGGTTTATAAACATTTTGATTATATGAGTGGTGTTAGTTTTCTTCCATTTAGTGAACATACATATAAACAAGCACCATATCAAGATATACAAAAGGACGAGTATGAATTTCTTATTAATAAAATGCCTAAAGAAGTTGAGTGGTCAAAGTTATCTGATTATGAAAAAAGTGATATGACTCTTGCATCACAAGAACTTGCTTGTTCAGCAGGATTTTGTGAGATAGTATGAAACTTATAGTATGCGATTCTTGCGAAGCAGAATTTTTGATTCGTCATAATATGAACGAAGATTATTATTCTATAAGGTATTGTCCGTTTTGTAAAAGTCGTATCGGGAGTGATCCATATTTTGAAGATGAGATAGAATGGAGTGATTAAGAATAATGAAAAGGTTAATATCTAATCAACAATTAATGGTAATAATGATGGAAGAATGTGGTGAGTTAATCCAAGCATGTTCTAAAATATTGAGGCGAGGGCTTAAAGAAAAACAAAGAAAACATTTGATTGAAGAGGTTGGTGATGTTCAATGTATGATAGAGTTATTACAAGAGTGGGACTATATATCATATACTGAAATAGAAGAAAGAGTAAAAGTAAAACGTGATAGATTATCCAAGTGGAGCGACTTAATTGAAAACTCAATCAGCGAAGGCAAAGGGTCGTAGATTACAACAATGGTTTCGTGATCTTCTTATAGAAAAGTTAGACATTCATCCAGAAGATATAGAATCGAGGTCAATGGGTTCGCAGGGTGAAGACCTTATTATGGCTCGTGCTGCAAGAAAGAAGTTTCCTTGTTCAACAGAATGCAAGAACAGGGAAAGTATTAATATTTGGAAATCATACGAACAGGCAAAAGAAAATGCTGGTGATTATGAACCAATTGTAGTTATAAAACGTAATAATACAGAGCCCCTTGTTTTAGTTGATGCAGATTATTTTGTGAGATTACATGATGATAAATTTTAATTTTATAGATAGACAAGAACTTTATGATTCTCTAAAGATTAATGAAGATATTAAAATAACAAAAATGAACTATGGAGATTTTTCATATTTATATATTAAAAATTTCTTTAAGACTCCAGAAAGAGCTATAGAACTTTTAACACAATATCCTGCTCTGAATGACAGTAAAAAAAATCAAAAAATAGTATATACGCCAGGAGCAAGACAAAATTTAACACCTATGGATTTAGTTCCTGTTTTAAAGGCATATAAAGTAATAATGTCAAATGTTGGTAGAACAATTGATCCAACACGTTTTATAACATCATCTAATATAATGTATAGAGAGATGTTGGTATGGGATAATTCTTGGTATCCTCATACAGATTATGATTTGGTTTGCAATTTGTGGTTATGTGATTATGAAGGTGGAACTGCGTTTTATAAATATAAAGGATTTCTTAATCAAAAAAATATAACACCCAATTCAAAGGCTTGTAATCCAGATAAACTTGTTTCATGGCAAAATTTTGAAGGTGATGATGATTGGGAATTGTATTATGTTATTCCTTCAGAATTTAATACAGTTGCAATATATGATGGAACAAATTTTCATAGTGTATATGCTAATTTTAATGAAGAATATCGTTATTCATTAATATCATTTTATCAATTAAATGCC